GTCATTAACGCCACCCATTATTATAACATATTCTCCGCCCGCCCCTGATACTTCCGTAAACCTTGCGGACATCCCACGAGCCTGGTTGCCGGAAATGCCCATATTAACTACGGTCCATGTAGTGCCAAGCAATGAACTTAGCTGACTTTGGTAATAGCCAAGGTTTGTTAGACTATCGCCCATTGTGTATATGGTGTGATCTCGTTTAACCATCGTCGGTGTAGTGCTATTCAATGTTGGAAAAGGTAGCGTTGATATAGGCACAGCCTGTACCCTCCCGCTAAATGCCGTACCTGGGCTAACTAGTATATTGCTATATGTGCCGCCATTATATGGTTGAATGTTAATGTTTGGATAAAACAAATCACTTGCTAACGTTAAATTCCCAGATATTGTGCCACCAGTTAAGGGAAGGTAAGTCGATAAATCAGTTAATCTAACAACATCGTTAGGATTAGTTGGTACATTATCAACTTGTGCTGCATGTACGCTTAACAATGAATCGATGAAATTCATCGAGTTATTGTTGTTACCTATGTTTTGCAACGAGATTCTATTTGAATCTATAGTTATTTGTGATATACCTTCCTTTATAGCCACCTTTCCATTGAATACTAGATAATTGTAATGACCTAATCCTGGGCCAAGGTTATCCCATGTGAATGTTGCGTTCAATCCCGAATTTCCGGGATTTTTGAACGTTGTAGTATTCTTAAACTCCCAACTCCCGCCTATCGTATTATTCCCATGATTAAACTGCCAAGGGCTTATATAGTTGCTTGACGAATCGGCCTTTGCAATGTAAAAACGCCTCAAATATTTACTATAAACAACTGCATCATACTTTTGAGTTGATGGGTTGTAGACGTAGGTTACTCGGTAATTTACGCCACCATTGTTGAAAATGTTTGGAATAAATTGTGGGCTGAAAGTTGGCGAAGCGGTTATCCGTGTCGTATCGTTTACCGCGTTTATTTGCCCTGATACTTTAAGGCTTAGAAATACTGTGAGGATTAATAGCAGTTTCTTCATTTGAAGCACTTTTAATTTTTCTATAAAAGTACATCAAATACTATAATTATTTACTATCTGTTAATTTAATTCCTTCACTTACCCAACTATGATCTTGTATTAACCTATAAGTTCTTACTATTGCAAAATTGATTAATTTAAAATAACTTATCTTAATTCCATATTTGCTCATGTCTTGTATTTTTGACATTATATGCGTTTCAATCACCGCTGGATTAATTGTTAGAATATCATTTGTGAAAATATAATCAGATAATTCCCCCATCACCATATTTGAAATAGTTTGTTCAGGGTAAAGCATGTTGTTATATAATAATTCAATATCTATTATCTCATATCCCATACACCCATTTACAGTAACGGTTTTAATGTCTTTTGATGTTAGAGTTTGCATAGGCATACTTACAACACGCAACCTGCTACATTGAATGTAAAAGTTATCAAGCAATGGTATGCGAAAATGAAGTCCACCTTTCAATAATTTTTGATTTTTACCAAAACGAACCCTTATAGCTTGCTCCCATGGTTGAACTATAATCCAAAACTTAAATACGTTTAGGATGTAATCTAAAAACTCTTTTATGCTTCCCATTTTTTTAAATGATTATATACTATTTGTTTGAGCCGTTCTGTTTTTAAAATCATTTGGCTTTTAAGCTGGTTTGGCTTTTTGTGCATACGATGCCAAAACATTGTTTCTATGGGTATTTTCTACATCTGTCATCAAATAACCCATTTGTATTAGTCCATTATATGCATCTATGCGTGCATTTTCTTCGGTGTCAGCCCAATAACTAACGTCATCACAATTCCATGTGCCATAGCAATCAAAGCCGCCTTTACGCGGTTTAGTTTTAAATAGTTTATTAAACTGAAAGTGTGTCATTTTTTTCATGGCAATTCTATTTCGTCAATATTTACATCTTCAACCCATTCTCCGGTTATTAATTGAACTTCCCAAATTTGTTTATGATAGTCATAATAAATTGAGGCTTCAATTTCTTCATAAGTACCACGTCCTTGGTAATATGGATTGTTTTCTATGCTTGTCATTTTCGTGTGTTTTTATATTGGTGTCTTAAAATTGGGTTTTTCAGTTACTCAATCCCACAGATTTATGATTACAATTATTGAATTAAGCGTAAAAAAAATAGCATTAGCGACTAATAATATTTCATTATGGTCACTTATACATAAGCCGATGCATATAAGATTTAACATCGATACAATGTAATTTAAAATTACAAATCTGTTTTTTGTTCCCATTTTGTTGGTTTCTAAAAGTGTATGTTTCTTAACTACCAATCCCCAAGCCTTGTTTTAAAAAAGCGTTGGGGTGGTAGATTAAGCCCGTTATTTTCAGCATTGACGGACTTTGGATGAACGGGTTAATTACGTTGTGGCTAAAAGTAAATCTGATAAATCTTGCTCGCCATTTAAGGTATAGCAATTGATACTAAAGCTATCGGTTGCTCCGTCTACTTTTGCATAGTCCTCAAACTTAGTGCCTACCCAATCAAAATCATTTGCGCGATATGGAATTTTAATTGCAACCGCTTCGTGGTGATGGCTGTATGCACCAACTATGTTACTAAGTTCATCGATAATAAAACCTTGTTGTAGGTTTACAAATACTGTTGTGATTGATTTTTTCATTGCCGTCAAAGCTAAAAGCACCGGCTTAATTACCAATGCTGAAACAAATGTATTAATTAAAATAATACAATGCAAGTGTTTTGTGAAATAAATTTTAAAAATGAAAAACCCCACGCTCTTTTTAGGGAGTATAGGGTTTAAAAATAGTCACCCTGCTACGGAGTATTTTCTACGGATTAATTACAAATGAGTACCCATCAACAAAATGCCCTGCTCCGTCATCGGGTTGCGAAATAGTAAATCCCGTTCCTGTCCATTGAACAAATAGGGTCCAGTCATAGCTTCCATCACTTGTTTTAACGGCTATATAACGGGGGGCGGTTGCGCTTGTATAAGGAATAGTTAAGGGAGTGTTTGTTACCCCTGCAACTATTGTGTGCGCATCAGGGGCGGCGTTTGATTGAATCCAATAATCTAAATCAGCCCATAAACCGGGGCCGACTTTAAAGTTTTTAATATCAGTTGATAGAGCGGCCTCACCGTCTGCAATCATAGGATTAACATACGCCCATGTCGCCTCTACGTCTCGCCTCAATAATACAACTCCGTTTACTGTTATCATTAGTTTGCTTGCATTATTATTAGTGGTGTGCTTTGTATTGCATGTCCGCAATCAATCGTATCAAATCTCAAAACACTATAAATTCCGGGTGCCTCAACATTTGCAATCAAGTCCCCGAATTGGTCTATTATCTCAACTGATAAGCCTAACGGGGGTAAGGGATTAGTGTTTACCTTAACTAAATCCCCATCCCCTAAAAGAGTCCCTTTAAAAAGGGATAAAGCGTCAAATTGTGAGGATATATTAACGTTAGTGACTAATATTGTACCGCTCCATTCAATCTCATTGTTGTCAGTAAAAACAAAAGGTAATTTAACCCCGTTAAGTATGCAGTCTTGAAAATCACCAACGTTTGCAGGGTCAACAAAATTAGTTATGCCGTCTAATTGCAACGTATAACTGTATTTACCTTGATAGTTATTTGATTTTCCTTTTCGGCTGTCCTTTGTGGTTGTTTCCTCTACGTCTGCTGTGAGGTCTAAAACTACGTTAGTAGCATGAGCGGCAACCGATAAGTGATCCCTTAAAGGAAAATAAATATCTAAGTTTTTACCCGCTAATAACATGCCTTAAAGGTATAAAAATTATTAATTAATTGAGTTAACCGTTTTCTCTACTATTCCGCTCATACTTTGCCTTGTAAGTATAAATAACTTGTGCATCGCTATCGTCAAACTCCACAACAATTATATGTACTACTGAATTACGCAAATCGGCTGCAACTGAAAATGGCTGAAATAAAGTATCAATAAACCCGTCAATTTGAAATAACCCGTAAAATGGTACATTATCACACTTTATATCGCCTTCCCAAATTATCATTGGCCTTTGATATGTACGCCCCCATGAGTTAATAACAGCAAAAGGCAACCGCCCTACTTTAGCCGTGGTCTGTAGCTGAAATTTAAGGCTATCAAATGTTGTGGCCGTCCCGTAAGTCAACCCATACATAAATTGTCCCGCTAATCGCTTGTTTGGTGGGTATGTGAACAAAGTTAAATCAAGTTCCTTTGTTTCGGCTTTGCTGTAATTTGTTACGTTCGTAACGGTGTGAATTTCTCCTGTTTGAATGTTTGTAGCCGCCCCCGCCGAAGATACCGTTATGTTAAGTTCATCCAATAGGTAATAACCGGGATCACTTGCATCTACATCACTATAAAAAGATGGTTTATAACTAACATGAGAAGGCGCTACATATTGCGTAGTGTCGTATAATTGAGCCTTTACACTATAAAACCTAACCGATACCGTACCAATGCTGCTTTCAGGGAATACCGGCGTTGATATGCTGTAGGATTGCCATGCAATGTAGTCAGTTACCGGAGTTCCTTTAATTCCGCATGCATCCCCCTCTGTATAATAAGCATCGGATAAATGCTCCCAAATTGTTTGTGAGGGCTGATTTGGTGGACTACTACCATTTGCTAAAAAATCCTGATATGATATTGATTTAGTGTCTGCAACCTTTAAAAAGTATGCGTTACCGCTCGTTCCGTCAATATAAACCGCTGTGAATGAAAAAACATACCCCAAAGCATGACCTAATAAAGTATTAGTGTTTTGCGGAACTTTCCATTGGAATGATATGTTAAGTACTTTATTTGCTTGGTCTATTGTAAAAAAAGGCGCGTTATTTTCAAAGAAATTACTTGTGCCATCCGTAACCGTTACGGGTTTTACTTTTATCTCCCATTCTCCATCATACGCCCCGCTGCCTATAAATTCTGTAACAGGGTCATAATTAACAAAAGCGTCAACCGTACCTACTATGTGGTTATAATCTGTAGGTAAAGAACCCTGCACCGCTCCAATTTCAAACGATGGGTTTTCATAGAGTAAAGCCAAAATATTAAAGTCAATTACCGCCTTTAAAATCCCGTATGAAAGGTCATAGTTTATTGATTGTTTTGGATTTATTGGTTTGCCTATTTTATTTGAGCCTACCTGTAATATTCCCGGCTTATTTTGGCCTGTATTTATTAACGCTGTCATATCAGCGTTAAAAGTGTAGAACGATAAAGTATAATCAGCCTCTTGCAGTGTCTTATCGGCATAGTACAAATCATTCCAATTTACAAGCACAAAAGAGCCTTTATATTGAACTATTGTTAGTTTAACTGATTTGAGCAGGTTAGATAAAGCCGTGTATACGTCTAACGGCGTTGCTGTGCCATCATAATAGTTATCCCCCCATGTAGACACATTCGCCCAAAATTGTTCGTCATACGCCCCGTTATTGCGTAATGAACTAACTATGGTTGTTTGTCCGTAATCATAATCCAACCAATCGAGGCAAATTTTAACTAAATAACTCCACCCAAACAACCCGTATTGCTGTGTGTAGATTTTATTCATATCAGAATCGTACGTAAAAATTGCAGGGTTTCCGAACTGTTCGCCTTTTAATGATGCTAAACCGTCCGTAATAGTTAACGCAATTGGATATTCCGGGTCGCTGTATTCGTCTTGTGTTGGGTCTGGTAACAGCCAGCCTTGAAAGTCTAAAACATCATCCTTAAACAATTGCATAAACCATGTGCGCTCATCTGATTTGGCAAATTCATCAACCACAAATAGCCCGTTATTAATTAAGTTAACGTCTAAAGTTGTGGCTAAAATTGGCTCTGTTTTATCTTCGCTTTGATTGGCTGTAGTTTTTATTAATGGGCTTCCTGTCCCGGTTAAATATAATGGATATATAGCGGGGTCATATTGATGTTTTTGGTCTAAAAAATCAAGCCTGTAAACAACTGCATCCAAAATACTTTGAAACTGTAACCTATATTTACACCGTGTTAAATCCGGGTCATACGCTTTGATAGTAAAATCCTGTTCAATCGTGCAATCATTGGTGTCAACTGCCTTTATGAAGTAATCACCCGGCGCAATACCTGTGAATAATCCTACGCTATTTGATGAAACTAAAGCCCCTCCTAAATGATATAAAAAGTAAGTTACAGGTGAATATGAACTGACTGCAAACATATTTGCCGTTCCATCATTTGCCGCTACATTTGTTTCGTCTGTTTTGCTAAATGATTTTTCAAAAATATCGCATGTGGGTGGTACGTAACCGCAATAAGGTGAATTTGAAAGCACCTCAACTGTAGCGTATGGCGAAAGTGTTTTAACGTGATACCTGTATTGTGTTGTGCCTTGACAGGTTACGGCAATAACCGTTCCATCTGTCGGCTTAGATGGGCCTCCTATGGCAGATGTGTTGTAATAATCAATAAATAAAGGGTCGGTATCATCCCGAATTACTGTTGTCAATGTTCCGGGGCCAACTCCTACGGGTGGCGTATAAAAGCTATAAAGTGTTATATATGCCATTTTACTTTATTCGATTAATATATTTATCACTTCTTACACCTTGTTTAAACCACATTACAGGCCCAACTTGAAAAGGTTTAATTGTAACCTCGTTACTTCCCATATTACCACTCACCCCGGCGAACTCTTGCAGGTGTTTAGGCGTTACAATTGCTTCGGGGCCAGCTTCGCCGAATATACCAGCATGTGCGGTTGTGAATATGCCCCCGCTTGCATGTTGTGGTAATGCTCTTGTTGATTTTCCCAAACTTCCTAAACCACTCAAAGCGCCGAAAATAGAACTAAAATTACCTAATGAAGCAAATCCGGTAACGCTTAATAATGCTGCCAATATAGCGGCGGCGGCGGCGGCGGCTATAAGTTTCTCAATAAGTTGAGTTAAGAATTGACCCATAGCGGAAATAAATGAAGATGTTCCCGATAAAGCACTTTCAAAAGCACTTGATAGACCTTGCCCAAATACTCTAACTATTTCCTTTCCTGCTGTAGCTTCGTTTTTTAAATCAGCGGCGTACCCTTTAGATAATGCTCTTCCTGATATTTTTTCATCATTTAATTGCTTGAACAAATACAACGTTTTAGTCATATTTGCTAAATCTGAATCACCGTTTGTTCCAATTGGAGAATTAGTAATCGTCGGCTTTAATGAAACTGCTGTAATATCATTTTCATGAAACTTTTTAAATTGTGCATCTTCTAAAACTTTGAGATTATCTAACATCATAGAAATCTCGTTTTTTATTATAAGATTTCTATGTATTAATGCATTCGCTATTTCATCATTCCCGTTTAATAGTGCAACTTTTATTTTTTTATCATTATCAGATATTTCTTTTTCTAATAGTTCATATTCGTCTTTAACTGCTTTTATTTTTTTATCGGGTTTTGGTTTATCATCTTGTTCGCCCCCTGTTTTAAATCCGGATGTTTTTTCAAATTGAGCGGCTTTTTGTGCTAACTGTAAATTTTGTTCGTTTAATTTTTTAGTATCGGTTTTTAAGTCATTTACCTTTTTTTGACTTTCTGCGATTGCATCTACAGCCCTTGATTCAGCAACGCTTTGACCTCCTCCAGTTCCTTCTCTACCGGAAGTACTTAACTCTTGCTCACGCTTTTGTTGTGCTATTATTTTACGTTGCTTTGCCTGTTCTATTAATTCACTTGTTATTTTTTGGTCGTTTTCAAATGCACGGTTTGAATTTATACCTATTTGGTTTTCGTATGCCTTTGCATTTGCAGCCGCTAAAACTGCAACTGTTAAATCATCATATTTAATTTTATTTTGGCCTAATAAAGTAGCCTCTCGGTCTGCATTTGTAAACCATTTAGGGTATTTCTTTTCAAGTTCATCATATGCCTTATTTCGGTCTGCTAATGATAGTGTGTGGTCTTGTGTGGCTTTATAAAGTATTTGGAGCCGTGTAATTTCGCTTTGTCCGTCTTGTTGCCCTTTTAATTGAGCCTGTCTTAAACTATCAAGTGTTGAAACAAAATCAACTGTAGTCTCTTTTGCTTTTTTAGTTGTCTTTTCGTAAATCTCGAATGCTATAGTTAACGCAAGTATAGCCCCTCCAACGCCAAAAGCCGACTGCCCTAACGCTTTCATTGCGCCGCCCAATGAACCAGTTTCATTAACAAGGCTATTAATGTGGTGTCCCATTGCCATTAGCATCATATCGGCTCTTTGACCGCCTACAGCAAAAGCTAATGTACCATCACGTAATGCAGATATACCCGAACGCATCTGTTGAAACTTCATTGATGCAGAAATAGCCGAACCGCCTAATTTATCAGTTGCTTGGGATGCCTGTGCTAATGATTGTGAAACTTGATTACTGGCTGTTTGCGCGGTCGCTGCCAACCCTTTAACATTCTGATTAAAGTTACTTGCATCCGCGCCGATAGTATATAGCAAATCCATAATTCAAATGTAAGGTAATTATTTAAGTATTTTATTTGCTTGTAAAGCCCTCAACCGTGCGTTTGCAATTTCCATCAATTCGGATTTGCGTTCCTCTGTCATTTCCTGATCTTTAATTGGCGTGAAATTATCAATCAAAAGAGGCATGAATTCGGATATAGATGGCTTGTTTTTTTCGGTCGTATTGATGCAAAACAGGGTGTAAACAACATTCCGGGTGTGCGCCCATTTATTGGCCTCAACAAAGTAATACCGATGAACTAAACACCGGTATTCATACATTGTTAACTTGTAAAATTCTTTGGGATTAATGCCTAATGTGATAACGGCATTCTCGAAAATGTCAGCCCATGTAATAGGCTTTATTTCTTCATTACTTTGTTTTTTTTTTGACTCTTAGTAATGTAAGCGTCTATCTGTTCTTGTGAGGCTTTGGGGATGCCCATTATATCGCTAAATGCGTTCCAAACAGATGTAAATGAATTAAAATCAGCATCCCCAACCATTTTAGAAACTGATGCTAATGTTAAGTCATGCTTTAAAATAAACTGATTTTCGTATTCTGCAAGTATGCCACAATAAATTATGTAGGTAACCCCTCTTAATGGGTTGGTGGCGCAAACGTCAATAACTGCCTTTTCAATTTCGTCGGGGTTGCATTCTAATTCCTTTGATAAGAACATCAAAAAGTGCATGTTAAAACTTAAAATGCGGGTTTCCCCGCCTAATTCAATAGTTGCTACGCCGTGCATTAAGAAATTGAGTTAGTTTTTGGCTCTCCTGTTAATTGGATTGTGTAGTTGTATTTTACAAGGTCATTATAAGCCGCTGTGGCTTTGTTTGTAGTCAACCAACCATCGCACCCATAAAATAGGTTTGTTCCTGCTATACCCCATGTAACGTACACTTTACGCTGTGCAAATTGAGCAGATACAAGTTGTTGAAATGAATATTCATCGTAACCGGCTGAATTTGACATTGGAACTAAGCCGTTACCGGTAATTTTTCCGCTATTAATATTAGGAACGCTTTCATCCCAAATAATACCATCGGAATCTTTTGAACATTTGGTTGTTGCAGTAATCATTGATGTAGTCCACTCAATATCGCAAGTATCATCACAGCCTACGGGATAAGTACCGCCCTGTGTGGTGCTTACATAAACTGCCACGTCTTTACCTGCTATTTTGTTAGTATCCATGATTTTGCTTTTTTATTTTGCGTAAATATAAATAAAAGTTATTAAATCAAAATTATTTTATGCAGCCCCTACAATATGCTGAAATCTTAACACCCGATGCAATATTGTTTCCTGTGGTGTTTGCATCGGTGCGTCTTGTGGTTGCGATGTAAAAGTATTGTATGTTTTAAAGTTGTCAAATTGAATATCCGTGTTAACATCGGGTGCAATTTGAGCCGTTATACTTTCTTCTAAGTCATCTAAAATAGCACTGTTAGCCGCGCCGCGTTTGTCCCTTGTATAAATGTCAATAGTTGTATCCGATCGCCAAAGTTTATCGCATTTTGTGCGGTTGACTTCAGTTTTAGTTTGAGTTTGTATTAGCACATACGTTTTGGGCGTATCAATATCACTTGGTAAATTCTTATCGTAAAGCGGAACGCCAATACCCGAAAGTAATTGAATGTACTTTTTACGAATGTATTTATTTGGGTTTTTGAGTGCCATTTTAGAAATAACTTTCAGGTGAACGCATGAACTTTTTAAATGCTATGTTAAGCAAATCTAATATTTTTTTTTCGTTGTTTATTATGGCAGGATAAAGGAACGGTTGAGGCTTTAATCCTTCGCGTAATATTTTACGTGCTATAACGTAGGCCAGTTGTTCGTTTTCATCCTTTGTGGCATGTTTGGCATACTTAGAAGTACGTGTGCTTTTCTTTTGAGTCTTAACACTGAATGTATCTAAAAGCCCGTGCCTCGAAATCCAGCCCGTCAACGCAATTATAAAGTCTGCCCATGTCCCACTACCACTATCCTTACCGGCTTGTGCTACATCTGCGAATCGTGCCGGTACGTCAACCATTGGGCCAGTTCCAAACTCTTGGTATATAGCTTCTGGTGCATTGCAGAATATTTTAACATTCAATCCGTCTTGTTCCTTGCCGATTCCTTGCCTTATACCTCCCAAATCTGCCGGGGCTGATTGCTTTGCTTCGAGTACAATATTATCTGCACCTTGATTAAGTATAGCGTTTGCCATGCGTGCGTTATTACCCCCCAAAGCTGTGAGTTTAGCAACCATTTGCTGTATGCCCTCAACTTTAACCGTTACGCTCATGACACAAGATTAATATAGCTTTGATCTGTTTTAACCCCAACTATCCAAATAAATTCTTTGTTTTTAAACACAACGTCATTGGATGCTTGAAACGATTGTTTTGCACCGGGGAAATATGGCAGGATAGATTGAATAGAATAAATTGGTGAGTTTATTTCGTTAGGGTCGGAAACGTCCCTAAAAACCATTGATTTTGTAGGTGTGAATGAATTTCGGTAACGTATCTTTAAAACTATTGCGCTGTCAAGTTGTGAAATATCAGCTGTTTCTGTAAGTTGTTTATATTGCCTGTAAGGTTCTAAACTTCCCCATGTAACGCTTGGGTCTGTTCCCTCTGAAACGTTAGGGCATGGTTCTGTAATATATTCAGTACCACCAAAATCATTTTTAGTCGATGTATTTATTAAGAACTGTACACGCTTATTTAGTTGTCCCGGATTCATAATTTAAAACATTGGAGCGCGGTTATAAGGCGCTAATACAATTTCTAAGTTGCTTTTTTGTTCGTCGGTTTGCTGAATGTCTCGGTTTTCATACCAATCTGAAATAAGTGTTTTCATTATCTCAATTAACGCTTGTGGGATTAGTGTTACATCGGTATAACCACAATCAACATTGATATTAAAATAAGGCAATGATGACGCATACCCACTCAACTGGCCACCATTACCTAAGCCGTCTCCAAACGGACCATCTCCACCATTTCCAAACCCCCAATTATTATAGTTTGCGTAACCGCATAAAATAAATTCAACTGTAGTCCTTATAGGTTGCCTTTTTACCTGAATGTTGGTGTAGGGAGTTCCGTCTAATGTTGTAACTGTAACGCTGTTTAATGGCGTTTGAAACAAGTCAACATTATACGTTCCATCACTGCCTAATACCTCAACCCTTTGGTAAAAACGGTATTGTGTTTTTTGCTCAACAAGGGCAACAGCCGCGTTAATGCAAGTTGTTATCAATGCATCATCATCAATAAAATCCACCTTTAGGTAATCTTTGGCTTGCTGTAGGGTTATGACGTTTAACGCATTCATTCAAACGGAGTTTTAATCGCAATAACTACGATAATTAAAAATAAAATGAATTGACAAACATAACGTGCAATTTCATTTGCTACGTGTCCATTAAGCCAATAAGTTACAAACGTTGCCAATAGGCACGATATGATAACAATTATAATCTTAACCATCTTTTTTCAATTCTTTTACTATAAAATGATTACCTACCCATGAACTAATAATATCACTATCACTATTCCATGTTAAAAATATTTTCCTCGCAAATAATTCCAATTCTCTTGAATTATCGCTTTCGCAAATAAATCCTTGTACTCCACCTAAATCTTCTACTACCCCAGTTCCAGTAGAATATTCAATGGCATATCTTTTAGTTGGTTTTATATAAACAAATTCCGGATTTTTCATTTTATTTAATAAAGTCCTCCACCCATTCATTTAACACTTTAACACGCGGTAATGGGTCAAGTTCTTTCGCCCTTGTAAGACACAAATTACGATGAAAATTATAAACCTGATTGTCTCCCATTAATTCAACTATTGTATTTTTGTATAAAAGTAATTGATTTTTATTAATATAGATACCAGCATACGAAAGATTTTCCCGTAACCCCGGTAAATCGCTGCAAATTACAGGTATTCCACAACACGCCGCCTCGGTTGCAACTTGACTCCAGCTTTCAGTTTCGGATGGCACTAATAGCACTCCAATTTCACCCCAATCAATCACACCGTTTTCTTTCCACTCTATATTTTCAACTTCGGGGGTTATTTGTTCGCCGTAACCGCCCTTATAACCCACAAAGCTGACCTGTGGGAGCATTTTAGCTAATTCGATGAACTCATACACCCCTTTGTTTTGATTGCAGTTTATAAGGGCTATTTTGCGGCCATTTGAAACTTTGTAATCCCGGTAATTAATTATTGGCTGTAAAACGGTTGATTTATTATTAGGGTAAAGATTTAAAGCGGCTAAATGGTTTGAGTTGTAAATAATTCCGGTCGTATTTGATGCGAAATAATGCTTACTTGAATTGTGGCAAATATTAATGTCCTTTTTTTTGTGCTGTTTTGCTTTATTGTAAGAATATGCGTTGCCTAACAACTGCCCTATGATTAAATCACACCATTCAAACAGGTCGTTATTTGTTTTCCAAATGTTTTCCATTTTGCCAATCGGGTAAACTTCTATGCCATGATAGGTGTACGGTTCTTTTGTTGCAGCAATACATTTTATTTCGTGTCCGTAGGTTTGGAGTTGCTTGCATAGGTTTAATAGGTAATGTTCGCCGCCAGCGCTCTGAAATGGCATCCAGTTAAATGGAACTATTATAATTTTCAAATGGTTTGTATTTAGGATTTAAATATTTAAACAATTCATAATTCCATTTAGCATCTGCAAGTGCATTATGTTCGTTTTGTTCTTTAGGATATCTTTTTGATGCTTTAGCCATTTCTAAATCTTTTTCAAAGCTATGAACAGGTAATGATTTAACCTTTTCATCTAACATTTGCTTTAAGTCAATGCAATACATTGGAAATCCTTTAGGTAAATCAATCATTCTACCGAACAGCGAACAAAATACCACCCAATCGTAATCTGCGTAATAAGCGTAAAATTCCGGACTCATCTTTTGTGGTTCATTGGGCCAAGATATTTCCACAAAATCAATAATGTCTTTTGCAATCTGAGCATTCGATTTATACAGAAGTCCATTTTGCCTTAGACGTGGACTATCATAAAAAGATGTCGCTTTTTGCTCTAATTTATTGATGACATTTTCAATAACCCATTTATCCGCATCTTTAGCATTAAATTCGTTACTTATAGCGTAATAAGTTCGGCCATCTTCGGCAATTATACCGATGCTAATCAAATCAATAAAGTGGCTTCGCTTGCCAAATAATGGTTTTCTAAATCCTTCAATAAATTCAGTGTCAAAAAAGTATTTCATAATAGTGATTTTAAAATGTTTGTTACTTTATCTAATTCTTTCGGTTTTTCGGGTTGAGTTGGAACATCGAAACAATAAACATTTGTTAGATTAATTTCGACATTCAATTTAGTCCCATTTCTTTTCGCTGTTCTTATAGCCAATAATGCAAAGGCTATGGCATTAGTTAAGTTTGGTACACGCTGTAAATAAATAGTCGGTATAGGCTCAAAAACAGGCATTTCTTCGGCTTCAATAACTTCCGGTTCAATGACTATTAATTGAGTTGACTTTTTACGGCGTTTCATAATTATTTCGATATTTTATTTTACCACTTGAAATATTCATGAAACCACCCCAAGGATATGGGTGTGTTTTTAGTTTTTGGATCCCATCATTTAGGCATTTATCTAAATCTGTATAATAATCAGATTTAAAATCGGTAGCGTCATCAAATACAACGTGGTATTGATAATATTTTTCTCCATGGATATCATATGAAAAAACCGATACAAATGATAAATTTCTTACTATAAAAGAAGCCTCACTTCTAAATTGTATTTGTAATTTGTGAATTAAATAATATATTTTATGATTTATATTGAAAATTCTACTAATGAAATTACCTTGTTTTTTCATATTTGGTAAATGAATTTATTATTTGTAAATAAATAGTCTGAATATTCAAAATCGCGCTCTCCCCAAATGCCGCGTTTATAAATATGGACATTACATTTTAACGGCATCAATTCAAGCAAGTAATTTAATGAACTATTGCTAATGTGTAATTCATGTGCAAGTTCAACAACTCCCAACCAATCAATTAAAGTGAAGCCGGGTATAATTCTCATTTCAATTACCCTGTGTTCACCGCTATAATTAATTGTTGATTTCATGCCCCTTGACTGTTCTCCAAAGTCCCTATTTATTAAAACATAATCTCCTGTAGCTCCAACCAATTGTTTTAATTCATTTTCCTTATCGCTAAACCTTGAATAAGTCAATCCGCGCCACATTAAATGTGAATGCCCATACAAATCATATTTATCTCGCATCATTGTCCTAAAACCGTGTCCTAAAATTTCAGATGCAAATCTGTACGGCAACATTCGGCCAAATTGAGTTTCAACAATTCCCTTTGTTTCGTATGGTAAAAAATGGTAGTCACTTTTTTTAACCATGTTTAAATCTGGGAAATGTTTAGCGATATTAAAATAATGGTCTGCTATCGGCCATAAACAAGTGTTTCCCTCTTGCATTAAAGCCCGTACCATTGGGACTAAAAAAAGTATATCCCCCAAACCTTGAAACTGATTGATAATATATTTGGTTGTTTTAATTGGCTTGGCCGGTACTACACGCGGTCTATTCCCGTGTACCCCGAATTGATTAGATAATGTCTTGGTAGGCTGCAAATACCCCTCAAAACTAAATTTTTCCGCTACTTCAATAGGTGCAAATTTTATTCCGTATGTTTTTTCAAGGTACGGACGATATGTACGGCAAATGTGGTGGTCTTCCGGATGCTGTATTTGAATGTTTTTATCGGTTGCGACTATTTCCATCAACCTGCGCGACCTTAAACTAAATCCACCATTACCAACTGCCATTCCATCGTTATAATGCCACGGTGCGCCGATGTAATCATATTGCAGCCAATCGTTATCCCATGCTTGCCAATTATTCACGTACCCGTCATGTTGGCAAATGAGCATGTGAGATGTATTGACGTGCTTGTATAGTTCTTCAATGCAAAACTTACTATAGGCTTCTTTGCTATTTATAGGCTCGTGTAACAACTTTACTTCGCCAAACCTAATCCACTTCTTGCAAATATCGATCGCGTGCTGTAGGCGTTCTATTTGGCTGTCAACCCCTATTAATGTAACTGTAGGTAAATCCCAATAGTAAAAATCATCGGCAACGTCCGGGGCTTCATTATGGTTCATTGAACTGTCAAAGCCTATGTGTTGTATAACTGATTCTTTCAGACAGTATGCAAACCCGACATTAATACACGCGTTGTGATCCCAATTTCCGGGGGATAGTAAGGCTGGTTTTACGTAGGTTTCATACACAGGCTTACTAATACACATATTTATTCCGCCAACAGACTGCTTTAAGTACTGATTGTGGTATTCATCAATTATTTTATGGCGTTCAGTTCCGTTAGCGTTTAACGTAGTGCAATGAAATCCTGTAAGGATACCACCGTTATAAACTTCTAAAAGCCTTTCCACAAAATCAGGCCTTACTATTGCATCACTGTCAAGGTTAATAACTATGTCTATGCCACTATCAAAAAGCATTTCATAGCCATATAATAGCGCCCTTTTAATACCTCCGTTTTCTTTGAATTGATAAGTATGTTTATTACTATGTGGCTGTGAAAAATTATCTATTAATTTTAATACTTCACTATCAGTAGATGCATCATCAATAAATAATATTTCTTTTACTTTTGATAAATCAGCCCTTTCTAAAGACCAAAGGCATTGACGTAAATATTCCGGACGGTTAAATGTTGTTAGTAAAATTGCGACTTTCATATTTTCCTATAACGTTTTAATTTAAAAAGCATTTTAAAGCAAAATGGCATGACATATTCACACCAAAAAAACATAAATATAATCCATGTTAAAATTAGTAAAGCTACTTTCATAAATTAACCAAATTTACAAGTAATGTAATTGAAACTTCTGCAATGCCATTGTGATTAATATTGTTAACCAATGTCAGTTTAGTTTGACCGGGTATTTCTTCGCCATTTGGCATTATTACAGTTACAAACCTTTTATCGTTTTTTATGCCGCATAAAACCTTATTGTTGGGTTTATCAGGAAACGTAACTCCGAATTTATATATCATCCAAAGAATGAATGAATTGATTGCTTTTTTCATTTTGGCCTATCCTTCCCAAATAACAAATCTAATTGCTCCTCTCTTGATAGTTCATCAACTTCACTCATGCTAATAAACGAATCGTAGTTTAAATATCCCGCTATTTTCTTTGCTTTCGCCGTTTCTTCGTGAAATACATTATCAGCAACATAATGCCCTATTGGTATATCTCCAAATTGATTTTGGTTTTCGGGTGTTACTTTTGTGAATGATGGCTTATCTTTTACAGGGTAATGTTCTTTTGGAATATCTTCGTTTATTACGCCTTTTTTTACACATTCATCATATGCCCTGTTTTTTGCTATTATTCGGTCGCTAACTTTTTCACAAATAACAACAAAGCTATGATTCCAGTCACACCCCGAAACGTAAACTTTATGTCCTAAATCATTTAGGTAGGTTTCAATTTCGCTTTCATCAAGTGTGTGAACGTGTTTCCTATTGCTTGACGGGTGCCAATAGCTTTGCGAACTGTGGGGTAAATAAAGAAACAGAATACCGCCGACTTTAATTTTACTCAACCAATAATCTAAAACATCATAAACGTTTGCTTTTACATGTTCTAAACAATGGCTTGAAAATATATAATCGACTTGATTATTTGGCAATCTCATAGCGTCCCAATTAGGGTCAATTGACGGCTCTATACCTATTGCTCCCGGCAACATCCATGCTTCTTTTGAATAGCCAATATCATACCCCACATTACGTTCAGGGTCAAGTATGTGTTTAGCTAATGGCAATATCCACCTTGCAGCGTTGCCCTCACTTTCCCATTTAGGATATTTATTGCCGTTATGAGTTATAAAATCTAATCCCATGCTATAAGGTTTTCCAAAGTTTGTTTTTAAAAAATGTCTTAACCATAAAGTACGCCGGGATTGCTTGCAATAGCATGCCGATTATGATAATTATTGTTCTCATGATTCATATTGTTTTTTAGGTGTGAATGGTTTATCTAATTCCACTTTTGAAATATGTTGTTTTATGATATGGCTAATGTGAGGGCTTAATTTACGACTTTCGCTCTCCGCGTCAATCTGTAATTTAGCGTCTAAATCAGCATCCAAAACCACTTGCCTCGTTACTTTTTTTCCGGTTTCCATTTTTTAATTTGTTTTAAAGATTCTTTCATAGCTAACTCTAAATCGTAGTGCCAAATTTCAACTATTGGCATAGGTTTTGTAATCGGGGCAACCTCTAAGTGAATGATTGTGTCATTTGATTTCATTAACTCTTTTATCGGTTCTGTAGTTTCATTAAACTGCTTTACCTCCCGTTCAATAACCGTTTCAGCCGTTTCATTGAATAGCTTATGTTTATCTATTTCAATGCTCACACGTCCGGGTGCTATTTGCATTAATTCAGTTAGGTATTTTTTCATTAGTTTTTATTTAGAATAAATGAGGGGACTCGAACCCCCACCGCTTCACCCAAAAACAACATTGGATACATCGCGTGATTTTATATAATGGTTGCTTTTACACTATACTAAAATCTTTGTCTACCAGTTCCATCACATTTATTTTATGTAAAGGTATATTATAATATATTATAAAAGCAAATATTTCAGCAAATAAAAAACCCCCGCATTACTGCGAGGGTTCCACACTTTTATGAAAACACGAGGAATTAACCGCTATATGTGCCGTTTAAAGCAACTTTTACGAATGATTCAGGGTAGAAGTCAGCTAATGCAATACGTTCCTCTACAAGGACTGTAGTAACGTTCTTAACGAAGTTGTCCACGTTTTCAGTTGAGAAACGCAAGGTTGCATCTGCCTTTTGGAAAATGCGCGCTCCTGTAGCGAAATCACCTACAAAACCTTCACCCGGATTAAACACTGTGTGCTGTATTACCGGGAAGTCACCAATCATTAACTGGTTGTTTAGGGCGTTAAAACGTACTGGATAGGTGTATTCACCGCTACCGGATGCTTTGTTGATTAAGATGTTAAGGTAATCTTCCGGCGAAGTCCATGCAGCAGTTGTAAGCCTTTTTTGGCGGCGTACGTAGGTTGCAGCAGCGGCCAGCTTATCAATGTTGTTAGCAGTGCTTAAAACGCCTGCATATGGCAATGATAAGGCTGTTGCCTGTGTGTATAACCCGTTAAGGTTATTGGTTGTGCCAGGGCCTTTGAAAACCTGTACGTCTTCCGCATCATACAGTTTCATGGTTAAGTCAGTTGACAGGAACGAAGCCGCGCCAACGATGTCTTCCAAAAATTCATCCGCTACGTTAATCCAACCAGCGATTTTAATTACAGGTGCATCAACAATCAATTCATTGTAGTCGAACTGTGGTTTTAGCGTGTTTATCACAGCTATCCCCACGTCGCCATCCTTGTTTGTAAATTGTACGTAACGGATTAAGTTACTTATAGTCGATGATACCGGGATGTAATTACGGGCATGCACCAATTCGTGTGCGGGGCCGATAATAGGGGTGTATAACGGGCCAACTGCACCGCTTACAACTCCCATGTTACCTACAGCTTTAGTTTGTAATGGAATGGATAAGCCCGAATTTTTGTTAGCAAGGAATGAAGTTGCTTCGGCCTGTTTCCCGGCCAGCCCTTCCTCAATGCTATCTTGAAATGATTTGCGGCGTTTGCTTTCCTGCTCAACTTTAGCAAGGTTCATTTCCTTTAACGCGGTTTTCATTTCCTCAACTTGGTCGTTCAAAGATTTGCCCTGTTTTTCGGCATTTTCTTTGTATTCAGCAAGCGATTTTTCGAGGCTTTCAGATTTTTGCAATACTGCATCATACTGGTCTTTTACTCCCTTTTGATAGGTTTCTAAAGATTTTTGCGTGTCTGCATCCAGTGCATTGAACGCGTTGTTCATCAACTCTTTACCGGCCTTAATTTCGGGGGCATCGGTTTCGTCGATTTTGATAAATATTTTTGCCATGATTAATTAATGTTAAAAGTGAAAATTGATTTTGTTTTATCAAGTTCTAATCCTTTGAAAAAATCAATCGGCTTCGCGTCCGGAGTGTTAGGTTCTAACGGCTCTTTAGTAAGTGATTTTAATATATTTTCTACTGCGATTAAACGTGCATCTGAATGGGGTAGGTTGTACATTTTGGTTAAAAGTTCCATAACCTTTTCGGGATTATAGTTTTTAACGTCTGTAACTATTGCTAATGGATTTGCTCCCCATGAACTCAAAAAACTGTATTCGCCCAACCATTGATATTCTAATATTTTGCGTTGATCTTTCGGGTCACGGATAACATTACCATACCCTATTGATAAATCAGCATTTTGTTCGTTTGATTTTGCTAAAACAATATCACTGTACATATCCATAGCCAAAGGCTTTTTCATGTTAAACTGCGTAGTTGTTTTTAATCCGTATGAGTCTTCGGTATCGGCCTCTTTTGGTATGCCTAAACTTTCACGTGGGTTATGGTCTTTAAATACACGTAGCTTTTTAAACCCCTCACTTACTGCCTTTGTAAAACAACCGGGCATCGAAATATCTTTGTCGCTGTCTTCATTGTTGTAAACGTTGGCGTATGCTACTACAATTCCTTGCGGTTCGTCAAGTTCCAAAATAGGGGTTGAGAGTGCTTTACATTCCATATTGCGTATAAAAGTAAAGCAATAGAGATAAAATTTGATTATAAGCCTTAAAGTGTTAAATTAGCCTAATTTATTTTAAATTAATATGTGTAAGTATAAAGTACAGGCATACGACATTTCCAAAAAGGCAAAAGAGGCTATTGAAAAGCTATGTAAAGAGGAACAAAGGTCGGAAAGTTTCATTATCAGCCGGATATTAAACAAGATGTTTGACCCTATAACTGAAAAGTCAAAATGAGTGAAGTTAGTCCCCAAAATAAATGTATTGAAATAACTGTTTCGCTATGGAATGAGTTTTGCAATATTGAAAACCTACATCCAAGTGATAAACATGAATTTTGCCATCATTTACATTGCTTACAAAATTTACTATATGCCCATAAGTATAAAATTGAAATACCAAATAACACAATGTTAAAATGAACGAAACAAACTTTATTGACGGTTTAAGAACTTACTATATTGAATTGATTTCAAAAGCTACATGCGATTGTGTTAAGGTGATAATTAGCAAAACTGAAATCCAATACATATTGGATATAATTTCAATTTTTAAATTTAAGTGCCAACCGTATCAATTGGGTAGCGATTTACTTTGTCTTGATATTTACATAAAATGAGCGAATTAATAGGTAAGCGAATAAACATTTACGAAGTTGTTAAAAACCGAAAGATGCATTCTTGGATGGGTGATGAATCTCCCGGAAAAATAGGCGAACAAATCCCGGCATTGCTGTATTGTAAAAATCAATATGGCACATATTGTCATTGGAATTTAGAATTTGAATATCGAAACGATATGCATTGCCTTAAAAAAGTTGGCACAATGATTATTAAATCAATAAAATGAAAAAAGTAGCATGGTGGCATCCTGTCCCCCAAAACCAATTACAGGATATTATTAAAGATGAAAGCATGCAATTGCGTTTTAAATTTGATGAAGTATTAAGATTGGCGGTTGAACAATATTTAGGCCGTTATTTTAATCCTGAATTAGATGCAAAAAGAATTGAACTTCAAATCATTCAAGGCAACGATAAAACAAACGTATTGATTGATGGGTTATTAATTGGCAGTATAAGGCAATTTGTAGATTATAACAATGATGACTTCATACAAAACAACATAACAATTGCAATTGTATTCACACCAAACATAGAATTAATTCACCACAATGAAAATAACATTCACACAGCCACATCTTAACTACTCAATAGGGGATAGTATAGACGTATCAATTGAACAGGCAAAATATTTTGAAAGAATGGGTATTGCTGAAATTTCAAGCGACGAAAACGAAATTGATTTAGATATTCAAAGCGATGAACCTAAAAGGCGTGGGCGTAAACCTAATACTAAATGAGTTACGATGCAATCATAGATGCTTTATCTCAATTAAAGCAGTATAATCACCAACCAAGTTTTATCTATTTACTTCATCCATATGATTTTAAGCGTATTCACGTAAATAAAGTTTCAATATACTTTATGAAGCTAATTAAACGTAATAGAAAATTACGGAATAATGGTTTTATTTAAGTATCGGCAACCCAAATTCATCTGATACAGCAACAAAGGCAAGACAACACCTACAATTAATACTTTGATTTGCTGGTAATGACGCATCACCTGGATATTGGCATTCATTCCCACCCACAACAAAATATTCACCATTTGGTACTTGTTGACCGTTAGCGTCTACATGGTCGGGGCGTGTTGAACTGTCGATTACGCTTATCCATTGTTTTATTGTTTCATAGTCAGCATCAGCATTACCTAAAGTTGCCCCTTTGTTTGCGGCGCGTGTTGTTTCAGTCCTTGCAATTGTTAACGCCCTGCTACGGTTGAAATCGGGGCTATCTAAGGTGTTTTCTAAGTAGGTAGCACGTTGTGATATTGGCAATTCTTCACTATATGCCAAAGCCTTTTTAATTCGCTCTCTTGTAGTGTCGGTTACGTCTGTTACAAGTTCAGCTGATTCATTAATGAAAAAGTTTTCCATTAATTGCTTCCACTTTTCAGAAAGGTATGAGAATAAACCTTTCCTGCCCATTCCGTTTATTTTACGCATAGTCCACGCTGCATGCAATGAACCTACTTTTATATAAACAGTTCTATAAGCATTTTCTATTGGCTTTCGAGTTACTAATAGGTCAATAAGGCTGTCAGACAATGAACCGTAATTTTTTAAATGTTCAACACACGGCTTTACCTGTTCGTTTAGAGCGGCTTTAAATTGCTTATATGCGTACCTTTCATACCGGGAATGTTGTCTTACAAAATCGGCTGAATATTCCGCACTATTGAACTGTACCGTTGTTGCCATTTTGAGTAAATGATGTGTCGGTTAACTCAATATCTTCAAGTAATTGTAGTGTTTTAGGAACTAATATTTTATCTGCCATTGGTTCGGCTGATTTACCCCATCCTTGATATTCTCGCTTTTCGTTAGGCGATATCCAATACATAGTATTTAATGCAGTCGCTAATTTCTGCATATCATCCGCCATTTCAGGTAAACAACTATAATCAAACATGCACATTACCGTTTCTCCCGGCTTTTGATATGGTTTACATGTGTCTCGTGTGAACCTATCGGCCATTTCGTTACCTAACGGCATTACAGCGTTGTAGATGAAGTGTTTTACAGCCCATTGCATATTGTTATCAGTTGAGGCCGTAGTATCGTTTAAAAGCTGTATAGGGGTGTTAAAACAGTTGGCTATATCCTGTTTGTTTAGTTTTAGCAATGACAATATATCAAGATCGACACTGGATAGCCCGAATTGCGTCCATTTAGCAGGTGCGCCCGAAACGAATATTCTCTTAACTAAATCGAGGCTCGTTTTGGCTTCATATATTTGCTGTTTTAAATCGTCTTTTATTGCAGGATTAGCAATTGATGGAGCGCCTATTTCAGGGCTTAACATACCCATCATACCACCGTTTTTAATCTGCTTTGCTTGTTCCATCCTTGCATCGTTATCCATTACCAAAGTGCGGATATATGCTCTTAATGGTGCCTGTCCGTATAGCTGTGAACCATAGGTAGTGAAGTTTGGATTGAAAGATTTTAAATGCCCTACCTGTTCGGCTGGAAAATCTGGAATGTTTTGATAGTACTTTTGTGAAAAGAAAATATTATATCCTTTTACCGGCTTGAAATCACCACCCGAAATAATGTTAGTTAACGGGGCTGGTAAAACATACATTTCATCCCATTTTTTTGATGCTAAATTTATGCCGTTGTAATAGTTGTATGAATTACCGTTAAGTAATCTAAACCCACCCCATTGTTTAATCCACTCTGCGGTTGTCTGCTGTGAGTTAGGCTCGTTAATTAGCTTTGTAAGGCCATCTATTGGCGTTTCCTGGAGTGCCTTTGTTTGAATGTTAAATAGTTTCGCTTGTGCTACATCTGACATCATTAGCGACTTATATTTTAGTGCTTTGGTTAAGTTTTCATTCTTAACCGTGTACACTAAAAGGGGGCATTGTGCGAGTTTGCTGATTATCTTATCTATGCAAGTATAAACGTCCGGGTTGTTCTGATAGCCGTTTATAACGTAGTTTAAGGGATTATCTTCCCAAAATACAGGTTGGTTATCTTGAACCCATCCGAAAACCTTTTGATTATATAAGCCAGCGGTTGCGGCTGTGTTGGCAACGTCCCTTACTGCTGTACTGACAGAACGTTGAATTATTGACTTTATACCGAATAAATCCATCCCTTAAAAGCCTGTTTTCAAGCCAAACAAATATAAATATTATTATTGCCTTTGCAAATCAGGGTATTTGTTGGATATATTTTGTGGCTTGTGCCGTTGGTTCGGGGTCTTTTGCCCATCCTGAATTATCCCATGAGTATT